TTACCTACTTACGATTAAACGACTACTCTCTTGTTTCAAAATAGCTATTTGATGATCTGGATTATAACGATAAATATGATGATCATTTACAACATCAAATGCGACTTTAAATTTCTCTCCATTCTCATTAGTATTTGGTGCCAGAATGACTGTTCGTTTCCGAACAAGTGCATGACGAACTCCTAGTTCATAATAAACGCTAGAACTATTATTACTTAAATCTGCAATTACAAGTTCTGCTGTCGCAATTTTCACAAGATAGTTTTGAGCCAACGAAGCAGTCGCTTTACCACTAATATCGGCCCTATCAATTTCTGTTTCCTTATAGCCTAATCCAATAGCAATTGGTCGAAGAAGATATTCGTATGTATCAGAGTAAAACTCTTTTTCTTCGGGTGTGTCTCCAAAACACATAAGAATAAAACATTTAACTTCCATCTGTATCATACCTTTCTCTTATGATATTTTAATGTAATTGCTATAATATGTTCTAGCTTTAATCATTTCAAATATATTTTTAAATCTATTGTATGTTTCTTCTGCATTATTATAAAAACTATTTATCTCTGTATACTCGTCACCATATTAGATTTGAACTCCACTTCAAATCATTCGTTACAAATTTTCTCTTTTACTGGTACAAAATTAATAATCATAAATTTATTTCAATTTTCTAAATTCTCAATATATTAATTCACTAAATCATATCCGATGTTGTCATTTTCCACCCCCATCAGCATAGTACAATTATAAACCCCATGGTTGATAAACACAAGCTGCCTTCTTTAAAATGATGAATTAACAGCCTATCAAAAAAGCACCTTGCAGCCATTTCAAAAGCCACAAGGCACCCATAACATTTCTGTTATTTATCTCTCCACATCCACCTTCGTCCCGAATTTGAACTCCACCTCAAACCTCTCTTCGTAGACTGTGACCTTTTCAATCAACCGCCTGACAAGCTGCTCATCATATTCCAAAATCTCCGTAGTCTGACTGTTCAGAAATTCCTGCATCTCCGCAATCCGCTTTTTCATACCTTCCCGCTCGGCGCTCTCTGTCAGTGCCTTCTGCTTCAGTTCCCGCAGGCGGTCTATCTCATCCGCCACACTGTTATAATCCTTATTTGAATTTGCCAACCTCAACAGTTCCTTTTGCAGCTCCTCCAACTTGGCATTGATTCCTTCCGCCGAGGTTTCATCCTCTTGACGGATGACTGTCTCTATATTTTCCTGCAATACCTCCATCATGCCGTCCCTATTTCCAAGCGCAAGGTTGATGGCTTTTACCACTGCCGCCTGCAGTTCCGATTCCTGAATGGTAGGAGCATCGCACTTTCCAGGGCCATGCTCCACACGGGTGCAGCATCTCCAGACTGTGGAGTGTTTGCCCCGGTTGTTCCATGCAATCCGCCGGTAAATCTCCCCACACTTCGGACAGTAGACAATGCTGGATAAGGCATACTTGCTGCTGTAAACTCTCTTTTTCCGGCTGGCTCCGCTGTGGAGGTTCGCCCTCCGGATCATCTCCTCCTGCACCTGCATATAAAGGTCACGGGGGATAATGGCTTCGTGGCTGTTTTCCACATAATACTGCGGAACAATACCATTATTCTGTACCCGCTTTTTATTGAGGAAATCAACAGTATACGTTTTCTGCAAAAGGGCATCCCCCATGTACTTCTCATTCTGCAAAATCTTCCGCAGCGTTTCCGGACGCCATTTCGTTTTCCCCGCCCCGGTAAGAATGCCATCTGCTTCCAGGCCACGCCCGATCTGGAGCAGGCTTGCCCCTTCCAGGTACTCCCGGTAGATCCGCTTTACCACTTCCGCCTCCGCAGGCTCTATGATCAGGTTTCCTTTCTCATCCTTTGTGTATCCGAGGAAACGGCTGTGGTTGACCCGGACCTCTCCGTTCTGGAATCGGTACTGCAGGCCAAGTTTGATGTTCTGGCTCAAAGACTGGCTTTCCTGCTGTGCCAGGCTCGCCATGATGGTGAGCAATACCTCTCCTTTGGAATCCATCGTATTGATGTTCTCTTTCTCAAAGAATACCGGGATGTTCTTCTCCTTCAGTTCCCGGATATATTTCAGACAATCCAGCGTATTCCGGGCAAATCGGCTGATGGATTTCGTGATAATCATGTCAATCTTACCTGCCATACATTCTTCAATCATGCGGTTGAATTCTTCCCGTTTCCTGGTGTTGGTGCCGCTGATCCCGTCATCCGCGAATATACCCGCCAGCTCCCACTCCGGATTCTTCTGAATGAACTGGGTGTAATGCTCCACCTGCACCTCATAGCTGCTTGCCTGCTCATCGCTGTCCGTGGAAACACGGCAGTAGGCGGCAACCCTGAGTTTTGGTTTTGCTTCTGCTGTCACGGTATTTCCCACCCGTTTCCGGGCAGGAATAACTGTAACATTTTTATTCGGTTCCATCCATCGCCACCTCGCTCTCTGTCAGACTGTAGGCATAAGCCGCCTGTTCAAAAGGATCATCATAGACCGTTTTTATCACAGGCATGGTAAACCTTGTCGGAAAAGGGTCTGGCTGTTTCCCCTTCAGTTCCCTCACACGGCCAAGCGCCCTTGCACGGCTCATCCGTATTTCCTCTGCCTTATCAAAGGTTTCTCTGTCAATGATCGCCGGATAATAACCATCTCCGAGGTATTTCACATTCCGCAGTATCCGTCCGGCACTCCCGTGGTAGAGTTTCAGTCCCACCTTCTCAGCCGCTGCCATGAGCGCCAGACCGGAAATATAGTATTCGAAAAATTCCCGCATAGCCGCAGCTTCTTTCTCATCTACAACAGCCATGCCGTTCTCAATTTTATATCCGTAAGGTATGTGCCTCATTCAATCCACCAGCCTTTCTCTCAAGCACAGCCCGCACTTCAACTCAAAGGAAACCTCGCTTCTTGAAAGGACGGTAATCCTATCCACATATTCCAGAAAAGTCTCATCATCAAACCCTGCCAGCATGGTTCCCTTTGCTGCAAAGCGGAGCAGCTTCTGCAATTCATCTGCCTTTACCATGTTCCCATTGAGGGAGTGAATAAGGCTGTCCTTTTCCTGTCGCAGTGCTTCGTCTTCCGCTGCCAGAGCATTGCTTTCCTTATTGAAAAGAGCAGGCTCAAGGTAGCCGCCCGCCATAAGGCTCGTCAGCACCTGCCGCTGCTCCATATTTTTCTCAATCTGCTCTTCCAGCTCCTGCATTTTCAAAAGCTGTGCCTTGTCATTCATCCCTCTGAGGCTTTGCAGCAGAGGGCGAAGCACAATCTGGTGTCCGAATACCAGCTTGTTCATCATCGTTACAAACGCACGCTTCAAAGCATCGTCAGTAACATATTTCATGGAGCAGACGTCCTTATCTGTCAGATGGGTAGCACAGCACCATGCGACATAGGAACCGCTCGGTTTGTAATGGATTCTGCGTTTGAAACTGTCTCCGCACTCCGAACACTTAATCCTTCCTGAAAAGCTATACCGATTTTGGTATTTTTCCGTGTTCCTGCCATTGCCCTTTTCCTTGCCCCGCTGCCGCAGCACGGCATTGGCCCTGTCGAAATCCTCATGGCTGACGATTGCGGCATGATGGTCCTGAACCAAATACTGGTCAAGCTCACCGTAATTTGTATGACGGTTGAAACTGCTGTCTGTATAAGTCTTTTGATAAAGGACATCACCTGTATATTTTTCATTGCCTATAATTCCATTTATCGTTCCCGGCGTCCAACTGCAGCCTTTTTTTTCAGGACTCCTTTCGCATTCAGTTCTCCTGCAATGGCATGGGTGCTTTTTCCCGCCAGTGTATCTGCAAAAATCTGTTTCACGATTTCCGCCTGTTCTGGCACAATAACCATCTCCCCATCTACATTGTCGTAACCATACGGGGGATAGGATATAATGAATGTCCCATTCTGAAACCGTTTTTTAATTCCCCATTTTTCATTTTCAGAAATGGATACGGACTCATTCTCAGCAAGACTGCTTAAAATGGAAATCATCAGCTCGCTTTCCATCGATCCAGTATTCAGGTTCTCCTTTTCAAAATAGATGTAAACATTCAGGTCAAGAAGTTTTCTGACCAGTTCCAGACAGTCAGTCGTGTTCCGTGCAAACCGGCTGATGGATTTTGTGATGACAAATTCAATCTTTCCACTTTCACAGTCTGCGACCATAGAAAGCAGGCCATCCCGTCTTTCCTTCTTTGTACCTGTTACCCCTTCATCATAATACAGTCCGGCAAACTCCCACTCATCATTTGCCTTGATGTAATTTTCATAGTGGACTTTTTGCGCCGCCAGGCTAACAAGCTGCTCATCGCTTGCGGTTGATACCCTGCAATAGGCTGCCACCCGCAGCTTTTTCTTTTTATCAAGACTCTTATTTTCCTCGATTTTTGTGATCCGTTTCATCAACTCACCTCGCTTTCGGTAGGTCACATATTCGCTCTAAACGCCCGTAATATCAAGTCGTTTCAGGCATAATCTCAGCCAAATATGGGGAGAAAGTCTGGCGGTTTAATGCGGTTATTTTGTTGAATTCACCCTCGGAAATCAAATCTGCCTCCCGTAGTTTTTTCAACAGTTTTTGCGCCATGTAATAGTCATATTCCTGCTGCAATTCTCCCATAGTAAATGTCCGTGGATTTCGTGAAGGCATCTGACCTTCTTCTGTAATTTTTGTTACCTGCATGACATCCCTCCGATCTGAAGGACTGGCCTGCCGGGAACCGGAAAACAATCAATCCTTCAGGATACGGAGATTTCTCCGCCTTTTTGATGGGGTATTTCAGGGAAAAAATAAGCCTGCGAGAGTCCCTTTGATGAGACTGCCCACAGGCTGTACAATCATTTATACTCTTTTTCCATAATCCAGGGAAATCCAGCCGTCACGGTTCTTCTGGTAGGATTTCAGAAGTCCCCATTTAGATGCACCTTTTCCGTCCTCTTCGTCCACAATGGTAAAGACGCCTTGGCCAGTGTACTTCCCGGTCTTTGCATAGTTCGTTCCCGGCCCTTTACGGATGTTCAAGTCGGAAATGCTGACCTTTACCAGATATGGCGTAAGTCCCGCCTGGGAGGTGTACAGCACCTTGCCGGATTCATCGAACACGGAGTACCCCGCATTCTCATCGGCGCACCGTTTCGCATTGTCCAGGCTGTGGAAAGCCCCCTTCTGTGAAGCCGCGTCCGCCCAGGTCTTCCGCACCCGGTACCAGACCTCCGTAGAGGAAGATATCCCGCCGGAGATGTCGGTAATAGTTTTCAGGATGGAGAGAATTTTCGCCCCGTACCCGGCTCCCGCAGCCCAGCCTTTCCTGTCCGGATTCTCCTGCTGTCCCAGCCACTCCACATATTCCGCGCATCCCCTCGTGACATATTTAAACCGCGGGTCAATGCAGGGATTTTTCAGGCTCTCTGTGGAGGCATAGGCTTTCAGGTGCTGGATCTGCGCCCGGATGCCAAGCTGCGGGGTATCAAAGGAATTTCCCTTCAACCCGTTGCTGGTCACGCCCATCCCGCAGAAGTTGTTTTGTGAAAGCGTGACCGCAGAGCCGGAGAAGGTAAAGTTCCCGGTCTCCAGGCAGGACTGCGCAAAGGCGATGTCGCCCCGCACACCCTCTGTCTTTCCCTCGGACAGATACAACGGGAGCATATCCAGGACGCTCTGCGCCACAGACGGGTTCTTGCCTTTGAGGTAGGCTTTCATCTGCTCCACCGTTGCAACCGCAGTCCCCATGATCTTCGTATAGCCGCTGGTATTCTCGGACGTCCCGGACATGGCTGCTTTCACCGCCTTGCGGAACCCGTCCATTGTGTATCCCATGCCAAGCTGCGTCCAGAGATGCTCCGGGTCCCCGTGGTTGCTGGCAATCCCTCGGCTATGTCCTTCCTTGTGGCTGATAATTACCCCATCCGCAGTCGGATTCAAGCTGTACTGTTTACACAGCATAGCAAACAGCTCCACCGCCGCCTCATAGGTCCTCTTTGCCACTGCTTTCGCCGTTGCCGTATCGGAGCAGGTAAAGTTCGAGCCTGACGTGTACTTGATACACGCAGGCTCGCACATCTCTACGCCGATATGGGTATTATTCCCGCTGCCCTTGCTGCCGGAGCCGCAGTGCCATCCCCGGTGGTTCCAGGGAAGCGTCTGGTACACCGTCCCGTCATTGCCGTCAATGAAACCGTGGACGCAGGCATTGTCATAGGACGGGCTGTTCCAGGAGTTGATGAACACGGACGCCTTAGGCTGCGGGCAGCCCACGGAATGGAGCATCAGCCCCTTGACCGTGATCTTTCTCCCCGCCGTATAGCAGGGGTTCTTTGTCAGAATACTCTGTACTAACTTCATATCAGTTTCCCTCACTTTCCGAGCGGTCATGCAACTGCTCTAATACGGTCTTAATCTTCTCCGGGATGGGCAGCCCCAGGTGTCCGGCGTTCTCTAAAAGGCTCACGCCCTCGTTGGAGAGGTAGAAAAAGATGACTGCCGTGCGCAGTACCGAGCCGGTGCCGATGACCTGCACATCCAGGATGTTGGCGATCCCCACCAGGATAAAGATCAGCACCTTCCTGCAGATGCCCTTAAATCCCACCTCGCTGGACAGCTCCTTATCCGCCACGGCACACATCACGCCCGTGATGTAGTCCGCTGCCACAAACACCACCAGCGCGATCAGAAGCCCGTCGCAGCCGCCCAGGAAGTAGCCGAGCCACCCTCCGATAGCTGCAAAAATAACTTGGATCGTGTTCCAGAATTCCTTCATGTTGAATCCCTCCTTTGAAATTTTTGTATGAAAAAAGCGGCTGCCCCTAAGAACAGTCGCCAGTTTCCAGAAAGTATAAAGTTATGCTGTCCGCTTCCACATATAGCAGACAATATAGGGCTGTCGTTTGCACATAAATCCCCCATGCGCTTGGCACATCCCCATCAATCCGGGAGGCACTCAGGCTGGAAATGGTTGGCTTCACACTCGTGGGCACACTCAAAGTCAGCGTGCAGGTTTTTGAACCGACGCTCGTACTCCCGTTATAAGTCGTACAGGTAATCGTGCAGGTACCGCTTGTGGCGCTTGGGATCTGGTTTGCCAAGGCCAGCGGCGGCGTCCACGAAACCGACGTTGCTGTCGTTTTTGTCGCAATGGTTCCGGTGGCATTCCCAAAGGCATAGGTCAGCGTATGGGTAAAGGAAGAGGACGCCCGGCTGATGCTGATCGTACCTGCCGTCCCCATCGTCATGTTCCCCGCGGACACGCTGGATGCACGGGGGATGCTGTCCAGCGTGATATTGGCGCTTGCCGTGATGGAATTGTAAAACGTCCCGCTGAGCGTGGCCTGGATGTAGAACACAGCGGAAATCGTCAATGACTTGCTGCCGTTGCTGGCATGGTTCACTGTCTGTGATACGTTTCCTATAAGGTGCGCCCCCGTGGAACTGATAGCCGGAGAGGTAAAGGTCTGCGACGTTCCATCAATGGTGCAGGTATTGCTGCTCCGGCCACTGATGCTTAGGCTCCAGTCGTTGACCAGATACAGCTTACAGGTCACCGTGGAGGTATTTGCGGATACATTCTTGCTCTGCGACCAGTCCACTTGTAACTTATAATGCCCATCCCGGATGGAACCGGAAAAGCTGCCGCTTGACGCCATCTTCCTCACCCCTTCCTGCCGTCAGCGTTTTAAGCCGGGCCTCTCCACTTGATGGAGAGGTTCCCGTTAATCCTTGGTATAAAATCAAACCATCCCCGGCTCTCATTGCCCAGGGACAGCTTGTTGCGGATCTCCGCATTGGTAATCACAAGGCTCTGGTTTGAATGATCTGCTCCGAGGTTTTGGTGATCTCGGAGTAGCACTCCCGGATATTTTCTTCCAGGGAAGCGAGGTCATCCTCATATCCGGTGAAATTCTGGAAGGTGGCCTGACAGCTTGTGATGGGTGTCATGCAATCACCCCCGTTTACTTGGAAACGTCAAACTGCAGGGTCAGGAGACTGTCGATGTCCGATGCGGAAAGGTAGATCACCTTCCCGGCCTTATCGAATGATGCCGCATGGCCGTCCTTGTCCTGCGCATACCATGTGTACGTTAAGTCCTGCGTCTCGGTGGCAGCCTCCCATGCCGTGCCGGAATATTTCATCAACGTCACTTTCTGTGCGGTATGGTCAACCTGGTACCAAAAGTCCCCCTCACTTGGGTTAGACGGGGCAGTCTCCGAGATGTTGCCAAGCAGGGGATCGACCTCTTTCTGATTGGTACGGACGATCACATAGGGAACCACACCACCTAAGTTATTCTTTACCGTAAACCCGCCGATGGAGAGCATCTCCGACACATACGGGTCGGACTTATCTTCCACCGTGATGACGTCTGTATAAGATTTCCCCTTGTATGTCATGGTACAGCGGTAGGATTGGATGTTCACGATATCCGCTCCTGAAACAGACAGGGAAGAGGAAGTTTCTCCGCTGATGTCCGTCCAATTGCCGCCAGTGTATTTCGCCCACTGGTAGGTCGCCCCGGTGGTGATCTCCGAAGCGCCGTCATACCCAACCGCCGCCAGCGCAAGGCTCCCGGACTGGTTGATAACCACGGTACCTTCCGGCGCATACACGGAAAACACCACCGCATTCGCACCGCTGGCACCATTGCTGCCTTTATTGGATTTTGTCCACGCAAACTTTTTCGCCACAGAAACACCGGACACAGTAAAGGTCAGGTCTATGGTACCGTTTAGAACTGTGGCCCCTCCCAGTGTGGCATTGGCAGCAAAGGTAAGGACAACCGTTCCGGCTTTTGATGCGGTGGCCGATTTCCATCCAACTTATATTGGTTATCCCCAATCCAGCGAATGATTTCCTCATTTGCTTGCGGTAGCAACTCATACCTTCCTTTAAATGTGAGTGTCGCAGCAGTGATTTCTTCAACCTTTTTACATTTCATGACATCCGTATCATGGCACTTTCCAATAACTGCCTGTTGAATCTCTACATCTAAATCCCGCTCCTGAAATCCCTCATCATGGAAAACTGCGATATTCCACGCCGGATTCGCAAATTGAATTTTTTGTCTTTTTCTTTCCTGCGCCAATCTTTCCCAAAGCTCCGCTTCCTTGTCAGGCGTTTCGATAATTCCCCTCACACTGATTACATAATGAGCAGGGATTCTCTTGAGTGCTACGCTATACAAAGGAATGTCTGAAGCATGGTCCAGATTGGCTATCGTTGTTTCAAGCAAATTCAATTGTTTCTGCATATGCTCTATTTTTTCTTTCTGCTCTATGGCCTGAAGCTCAAGATAGGTTTTTAACCCTGCGTTGTCCGCATACTTTGTCAATATCTCCTTCATCAAATTCAGACTCAGGCCCATACTTTTCAATGCCTGTATCTTCCCTGCAATTGGCAGCTGCCGTTCACTGTAATATCTGTACCCGGTAAATTCATCTACCTGCTCTGGAATCAACAGGCCAATTTCATCATAATGCCTCAACATATAGATGCTGATTTGAGACAAAACTGAAAATTCTCCTATTTTCAACAAAGAAATGACCTCCTGTTCTTCATTATAAACCTTCACATTATACGAGAGTCAAGCGGCTCCCGTACTTTGGTAGGTGACACTATAAATCGTCGTTAGCATAAAGTCAACTGGAAATTCTGCATCTATTCCCATTTGAAAAAAATCTCATCAACTCCACACCCTTTTAACAATTTTGTCTCCACGACCTACCCCATATCAATCCTGTGTACTCAACCCTCCGCCTATTTTTCTCGTTGATATGTTTCCACGGAGTAGACAGGCATAAAAAATCCGGGAGCCAGAACCTCTGTCCAAACAGTCCCAACTCCCGGAAATCCCTTGTTTCCTTAAATCACACCGTTTTTTGCCCTTGTCCGTTCTCGGAAACAGGTCAAAGACCTTGCTCCTACCTATAATATGCAAACCCACAGATTTTCCAATCGCTTCAAGACTTCGCTCTGAGGGAACAAGTCTGAAATCCCATCGCCTCGACTCAGCTTAGGCTTTATTTCCTCCGCCACCATGCTTTCCTTTGGTAACAATAAATAGTGCGACACTACCAACTGTGCACACTGCACCTAATACACCATTTCTAATATTTGCATTCCTTTCGCGTCTGCAATTATCACATAACTTGTGCTTATTCGTGCTTACAAGTTCGCATCCGCACTTCTTGCAGTAACGAATTTCTGAACCTTTATTATTGCTCATCAGAATCACCTCCGGTATGTTCTGTTTCTGCAGTCAACAGATTATGTACTGAATACTCAATTTGTGCCTTCGGATCAAAAGCTGTAATCCTCGCTGCAATATCGGTAAACTGATCAACTACTTCGATTCGCTTTTGAGAAGAATTTTCATTGAGTAGCAATAATGTATCTCGCTCATTAAGTTTATTTTCCACAATGAAGGATTTGAATTCCTCTAAGCATTCCTTGCACGGTTCGTATTCTCCCAGCATAGCGTATCCTTCACACTCGGTCTGCACAGAGTTAGTAATGTAAACAAGTGCCTGAAATGCGTCAATTGCCTTCCTGCTGATATCTTTTTCCCTTTTGAAATCAAGCATCATTTGAAGATCTGACTTCTGGGAATGTTCGGTGATATGATACATATTCTGGGCAAAGTTCCGCATCAATACTCGCTTTGCATCTGTCGCACTATGTATAACACCCAGTATTGCCACTTCTCGCAGTTTTGCATCCTGAATCAGCCTTGCCTGCCTTAGTTTATCCCTTGCCCCTTCTGCCATAGCAAGACGATCATTCTGAAGCTCTACATGGAGCTCTCTTATTGCATCACCGACATATTCTATTTCATCAAGAATCTGGGCCATTATCGCGTGCGTCGATAAATTGTTTAAGGACTGTGTGAGATTAGGCATCAAGGCCATGTCCTCAAGTCGCACCTGTTTAACAAATCCATCTGCGTCACGAATTGTTGGCAGTATTTCTCCCTGCTTATCAATGGTGAATCGATAGATTCCCTTATCTATTAAATCCTTCACATAGGAATCCATCTTAGCAACCATGATGTGATCCTTGCCTGCCATAGCTCCTATTACTTCTGCAATTGCAGGAAGCTTTACCTTGATATTTTCCCACTTACCAAAATACTGAATAAAACTTCTATTATCTTCATATGAGATAATGCTTAGTTCTCCGCAATTCGGCTTCCACTCTTCAATATCATATTCGAAGATTGGAACCATCTCGTATTTGTCCTGCTCACTGATTGGCCTCTTTGGATCGGCACTTTGAAACCCACAATGCGGACACTTCGTGGCTTTATCTGATATTTTTGTCCCGCATTCCGGGCATAGTATTCTGCTCATTTATTCACGACCTTTCCTTTTTATTTGATGTATCATAAGAGGCCTTGTAATTTTTGCGAATTAATTAATCTTACTCAGAAAATTTTGTAAGGAAACCTTAATAGGTTTAATCTGCACTCCAGCGAGATTCAAAATCATCATTTGACATTTTGAGACCCGTATTCAACTTGTCGAGTATATCCTTCCCGCCGGGTGTCATTCTCACGGTCATCAGATATTGCTTTACGGCAGTACGGATATCACGTAAGGAGGCTTTTGCCTTAGTCCAGTTCGGAGGGCTAAATACCTTGTTGTTCTGACTTGCATCATCAAGTGCAATTTCAAAGCCCATATTCAAACACTGACCGGCGAGTCCAATAACCGTATTAAGAAGGTCGTTGTCCTTGAGCTTTTGCATTGCAACTGCCGGATTCGGAACAAGATCCTGCATCTTATTGATTTCGCAGAATAGAACAGAAACAGCGAAAAGATGGTGATACGGAGCATATGCCTTAAGGGCTATCAATGCCTCGTTCAGGCCAAGCGGATTATCATTTCCCCAATTCTTATAAACCTCTTTGAAGAGATCAGAAAGCGCCTGAACCTTTTCTGGACCATACTCTCTATGAAACAACTGCTCGAAATACTTGTCAAATATTCTGCTCTCACTGTAAGAGATGGTAGGCCTCTGAGAATGCCATGCAATCAGTTGTTTGCCGAGTGATGTCAGATCCACGATATGAGCCGTGTTGTATTTAACTGGATCAGCATTCTCTCCGCGTTTTGTAATGAAGTATCCATCTGTAAAATGTTGTTCGTAAGCCTTCTTCATTGCCAGAACGTATTTATCATTGCTCCTCAAATCACGAGCTTTTACAGCACTCTGAGAGTTAGTGCATGTGCTGATTTCATCTGCACGCTCTGCATTACTAATCTCATAGAAGCGAAACATTATATAAGCGTCGCTGACATTGCGGACGGATTCACTGCAATTAAAGATCGTACTCAGGGATTGGCAACCATTCACCACGTTCAATTCCTTTACGCTCATGGTTCCGTTGACAATTTTGATAGACGAGCAAATTGCCGTTATTCCATTGTGAAGGAAGAAGAACTCCTCCGGATTATTCCGAAGCGTGCGAGCGATTCCCTTATTAACCTTATTCCCGGTACCGAGAGACTGGCGTACATTTTTTCTGAATAGCGTCCCGTCCTTAATGCCGGGAATCTTTATACACTCTTTCAATGGAATGGCTGCGATAACAGCTCTGGTCGCACCAATCAGCATCTCCATATACTTTCCCTTCTCAATGGAAAATTCATAATTTATATATGGACGATTTCGATTCAGTGCCTCATCATATCGAGCTTGAAGAGTCTCATCGTCAACAAGCACAAGATTCGCGCTCAAAGTTTCGCTCTCCGCAAGCTCTGCCTGAAAAGCAGCCAGATCAGACTTAGCAGAATCTGTCAAACCAGATGTGGTAATCAGTTCAAAACAAACCTCATAGTCGTCCTCTAAGGCTGTAGCAATCTCATTGATTTTTGCCTGCAGCTTTTCATTAGCCGCCTCCTGCAGCTTTGCAAAATTCTTAATTTGAATCCACGACGATGTTACCTCACGAAGAGGTTCTGCATCCACAGTGTCGCCTTTGTAAAACTTTCCCTGAATGATATATATTGTCGAAGACTGGTCATCGATATAAACCGCATCAATCTGCTTATCACCGGCTCCATCAGTAATGCAAGCCTTGGCCTCAAAAGTATCAAGGTTATGAATATTACGAAGATACCAAGCAACAAACCGCTGCCCATCGTTAGGATAGTTCTTCACGTAATATTCTTGTGCTATGTCATTCTTTATTTTATCGTACATGATGCTCCTCCTTACTCGACAACTCCGTCTGTATCGAAAATATGATCCAACTCATCGGTGTTGATTGCATGGGAAACCTTATCTCGAATTGCCGTCCGGTACATATCCAACCTCTTAAACTGATTTTTTCCAATTGCGTCCTTGCTCATGCGAATGAGCTGAATCCTTCCAACGCCCGGATTCTGGCGTGCATATTCGGCAAAGCCTTTAGCTTTTCCAAGGTTATCCTTAAAGTCGGGACTATGAGGCTCAAGGATATCAATCACATATCCAACACGCTCATCTCTTCTTACTACGATGAAGTCCGGATAGGTCGGCTTGATTTCTCCATCGATTTCATACGGGATGCAGAGTGCCCATGAGCCTCTGGAAGGATTGCGAATCCAGCATACAAAGTCCGGACGCTTTTCCTCCGTCTCGATAAGCTCGGCTTCCCATCCGTTCAATTTCAGCTTTGCAGTTCCAGTCACTTCACTGACAAAAAGATGGTCTCTGTATTCCTTTCCACCAGTTTCATGTGGCACCTGAATTGTCTCAGGAAGTCGGAAATTATGTTTGCTGACTACGTCGCCGTCAGAGACAATGCTATCATACTCACGACGAATTTTTTCCGAATCAATAGTAGCAATGTACCTGCGATAGTCATCGTTTAAACCATGAAATCTCTCCTCCGCATAAGCATGGAGCCTGTTCATGCTGTCCTCATCGGCTACAAAAAGGATAACATCCACTTTAAAAGCTATTAGATCGCTGAAGTCACCATATTTATTGCCGTATGCCATACCGATGCCTTCTCGACCGAGCTTTACGTCGGCAATCTGAAATTGCCGCTCTATATCAGTATCGGTCGTCGTAAACATATCATGTACCGAGTAATTGTCTACGGTCTCTCCAAAGGCATCAAAGATCTGAGTTGCCAACTTGAACTGCTTAACCTGCTGAACAAGGTCATCATATTTTCCATCTGCCTTGAGTCCTTCCACATAGCTGTGGATCATCTCAACAATCTCATCCTGAACCTCCCGGATAGCCTCACGGTACAATTTGGACATCGTAAGAAGATGTGCCATCCTATACAGAGATTTCAAGTAGTCATTTATCCTAAGCGCTCTAACGTTATAGGAAAGCAAACCTGCATTATTTATAAATTTCATAACCTCTTCACGGTCAAACAGATCTTCCTCTTCAGAAGTTTCCACCTGAGCCGTCTGCTGACTTCCCGCAGCATTATTCTCGGACTGTACTGCAGTAGCAGATGCCTGTGGTATAACCGGTGCAGACTGAGCAGGAGCCGTTGTATCTGCGCTCGACTGTGTCTGGTTTTGTTCTGCCGTTTCATCCTGTTTTGTTTCTCCGCCAGTGACCTGAAGCTGTGCTGTCGAAGTCAAGTCACCAGCTGGCTCGTTTCCTCCGGCAGACTGCTGTACGCTTGTGTTCTGTCCAGAGAACACATCGAATAAAGTCATCTGTCCCGGCGTCTGCTGTTCTTGCTTTTTCTTCTTTGGTCTGACAGTCAACGTTTCAAATTTCTTTCCGGACAAGGACTCGCCATAAATATCGGTCGGGATGTCTCCGCCTTCTGTACTCTGCAAGGCCTCCACAACATCCTTGACGGTATCCTCATTGAAGTACGGCAAATAGAGATGCACGTCGTTCAAAACGTCGTCCACCTGAATATGCATTTGCATCGGCGTTCTTACCATTCGACCGAGAAGCTGCGCAATGTATGTGGCATCATTAGCGTGCTTAAAGGACATCATGGTCTCTGCTCGCGGGCAATCCCATCCAGTAGAAAGATTTTCTTTAAAGAATACCACGCGAATATTTCTATCCTCAGCAATATTGGAGGGCTCCTCATAGCGCACGTCGAGTCCATTGACAGTCAGAGTTGCTGTCGTGCCGCCGAAGGTATGAACCACCTGTCCGCTTTCCAGTTTAAAACCGGTACGTTCCTCAATCTTTGCAATGCAATCATCCAGATTTGTATCTGTCAGAGCATCACCGCTTCCATTTAAAACCTGAATAATCAGAATTGGATTTACATAGGCGTAGTGCTGCTCGAAGCAATACTGCGTCCAGTGCTCCCACTTTTCTTTCCAGTCATCTGCAGCAGCCTGCAGAATGGCCATATCATTATTGACCGTGCCTTCCTCCGGATAGGTGATAACGATCCTATCCTTCAAAAGGCCAGAAGCTCGTACCTCATCCGTCGTCACGATAGACTTATGAATTGTAGAGGACGTCCCTTCGACCAGCGCATTGAATCTCTGTGTAGTGGCGGACATGCCAATGACAACTGGCATGGGCGGGATACCATCCGAATCGCTACCTTTGATGAACTTCTGCATGATTGTGGTGGCCTTGCTGGCCTCACGTCCCTGCATGCCACGGTGCGCTTCATCGATGATAAAGTACAGCCGGTCGCTCTTTTCTCGGACAGTATTCGCAAGCGTCTGCCAGATCGTGTAAGTCCTGCCGTCTCCATTTTTTGTGAGTTTGGAGGTGACCGATAGCTTTTGCGTGTTCAGAAAATAAACATGACCGTCCTCAAATACTTCTTTATCAAAGGATTCCTCGGCAACTGTAACGCACTGTGATAATTTAATCTTATCAGCTTTTGAGTCAATCTTTTGCTTTGACTGCTCGTTCAGCTGAGGCGAATCCGAAAGCCAGACAATGACTGCATCCGGCTGCTCCATATACTGTTCATCACCGAAAAGAATAGCCTCAATCAGTGCGGACATTATGATGGTCTTTCCGGCTCCAGTCGGTGCAGTAAAAGAAACCACCTGCGGCGCATGTGTTCTATGATAGCTGCCCATTGCTTCCGCAGTCTTCATGCGGATATCTACAAGCGCTCTTTTCTGAAAAGGGAATAATTCTACTCTCATGGTTACCTCCCCGTATTGATTCTGAAATTATCCAGATAGTCCCTATAAAGTTGATAGCAGTCTTTACCATCGTAACTACGTATCATCGAGCGGTATGCTGTTTCTGAATCCGTTACAATAAAAACAGTCTGGATTTCTGGATACTGACTTAACTCCGCATCGAACTCGGAATAATATATTTCATCTGCCAAAACTGCCATCTTGTTCTGTGGCAAAATCAGCATGTTCGGGAGATCATCATTATCAATAGCCGGGCACTTACCAATGGCTCCTCCCTTCATCCAGAGCACTGGAAGCAGCTCTCGGAACTGCCTGCCGAGGGCAACCGAAGTTTTATCAAGAAAGCTCAGTTTGAAGAAGGCCGCGTTTGCAGGAAATCCGTTCGCCATAGGTCTATCAATTCCAAGATAGTCACCTTTCAATGATGCTCCATTTGTATCATGCCCTTCAATAGTACAAACAGTACGAGGCCAAGTAATATATCGAGCAATACCAAAGTTTTCCCACTCTTCATCGCCCGGATGTAAACCCTGCTTGGTTAGCGACTTAATCTCTGCCTCTGAAACCTCATTGTTTGTAACCATTACACATCTACGTTGTCCGTTATCTTCCGCATTCAGAAGATTCACAGCGTGTAAAGTCGTTCCTGAGCCAGAAAAGAAGTCAACTATAAGTGCGTTCTTCTTATTTCCCACATAGAAGTGCAACGTATCCTCAACGGCATACAATGACTTTGGAAAAGGAAAATTCCTCTTAGGAATAATCTTGTCTATGAGATTCGTACCATAAGTACTTGCGTCGTGCCAGTCACGCACCCACATCGTTTTAGGCTCTCGATCTTGTTCAGCTTTTTCATTCCACTCTAAAATCAGAGAACCATCAGTATCTTTACCCGTTGCAATAAGAATTCCATCACGTAATTGTTCTTTTTGCTTCTTCTTCAAAAACACAATAGCCCACTGATCTCTGTTTTTGTTATATGCACCTAATTTTGCAATACCCTGCTCCAGATAAGATCGCAATGTTTTATGTCCAAGCTGCCAGCGACCTTCACTATTATCTGTTCTAATCGGCCATACAGCTTTCAGTCCCGGTACAGGTGGCCTTTTTTCCACATCATGCCTATCTATTTCAAGCGGAAGTGGATCTCCAACAACTTCTATTTTCTTCTTCTTAGCATCAATCCAAACTGGATAAAACAGATTTGGGGATTCTCTACGTGAGGAACCATTTGAGCCTCGACGTAACATACTATTCCAAATGGTATCTGTCTTTGCTTCTTTTGCATCCGGATTACTATTGTCAGTAACATCCAGCATGGAATATTTGGACTTCTGTATAGTCATACTGCCAAATTGCAACAGAAATAAATATTCATCGCATCTGGCAAACTGCCCCACTCTGGTAGATGCTTTTTTATTAATTCTGGATGTAATCATTTGCATACGAGCCTCCGGAAAAATTTCTTCCAGCAGGCATCCAAGATGTAGGTATTCTTTTTCATCAATGGTAACAATCAACGCAGAATCATTTGGATTCAGAAGCTTCTTCGCAATCTTCAGGCGCTTTTCCATCATAGATAACCATTTACTGTGACGGTAAGCATCAGAACCATCTACATAGTCATTGTTGTATTTCCAATCCTTGGCACCAGTATTGTATGGCGGATCGATGTAGATACAGTCCACCTTTTCTGCATAAAGATATTCCAGAAGCTGCAAAGCATGGTAATTGTCCGCCTCAATCAGCGTATGCCAAAGCCCGCTGTCTGGAGCATTCTCCACGCTATCCAATGGCTTAAGCGTCGGATAGATTGCTTCTCCAAATTCGGCCACTGTTACCAACTCATCCAACTTAAATGTTTTCTGCTCATGAGTTTCCCTGCGGTCGCACTGCACATCATCGCCATCGATATTTATAACTGTATAGATATCACTAACATACCCTGTATTCAGAGCGACCTTGGAGCCAATGCGAATCGGTACGTCATAAAGCGGCGTGCATTCCGGCAGATGTTCTTCAAACACCAATCCGAACTTCTTCTGCTTCAGTAATTTATTTGTTTCCTGCAAGATTCTCTCCTTGAGCGCCGGATCGTCAATCTGTTGGATCAGGTCTTGTAGTAAAGCCATAACGCTACCTCATTCTTCTGTTATTGTTTTTTCCTTAATGTGATAATCAATACCGTGCTCCTGACAGAAGGAAATCACCTCTGCCGCACATTCATTGTAAAAATGCTTATGCCCTTCATAGGCGTTTGCTACCTTACTATAATTCGTTCTCCCGAAAATGATCCGATCTGTAAAAGATACTGTTTCCAGCATTTCATGCAGATTCTGTTCAACCATGTTCGGTGTTGGATACGGTTCCATGCTTACCCACGTCTTACAACCGGCATCATGGAGTGCTCTCAACGCTGCAAGTCGATCTGTACAGGAAACAGCTCCCGGTTCCATCTGTTCCCGATAGGCTTCATCCAAAGTGATCAGCGTAACCCCGTATTCGTTTTCCGGAGAAAGCTCTGCCAATTCTATAGGTAGCAGTCCCTTCGTCAACGTAGTGCATTTGATTCCGGCCTCGTTCAGCTTTCGGATAGCCGCAATACTCATCTGGGACACCTCTGGATATCCTTCCATGAACGGATCTGTGGTAAAGCAAAGCTGTACAGACAGAATCTTATCTCTGAGCTTCGGTATTTCTTTATCTAGCAATTCAAGCGTGTTTGATATAAGCACCGGCTCAAGCCAGCTCTCATAATCCTTTATTTGCCCGAATCGCTTCTTCATCAGGAATGCATAACATGGATATTTGCACCCATGAGCGCAGCCCTGCGCGTGATTCATTGTGTAGTCACCATACTCTACCCCTGTTTGATAGAGCATGGATTTTCGTTCTATCGTCTTCAAGTTGTTTTCATCCTCCGCCTACTTGTTCTTCAATATGTAGTCTGCCATCCGCAGTGCAAGGTCCTGCGCTTTCGGGCTTTCACTCGCAATGGCAAAGCAGAATAGGAACATCGGCGAGTTCCTGCTGTTCCTGAAAATCCGTGCATGCTTTGACACACATGGAAAGATTGTCCCAAGCCGAGAAAGGATATACTCCTTTATGTGATCTGGATTTGCGTCTTTAACCATCCGCTCGCCATCGCTCTGTCCGGGCTCCGGGAATAGGTCAAAAAGCGTCATCTGAGGATCTTTCTTATAGAATTCCTCTCGCCATCCGGAATCTCCAAGCAATCGATCTATGCAATCTTCCCATTTATCGTACTTTCCGTTTTTGGGCAGCATCCGTTCAAGTGCGGAGAACGGAAACAGGTACCATACATCTATCGATTTAGTCTGTGCTACATTTTCAAGCGTCGTCCAATGTACCTGCGTCGCATATGGATCTAAGAACAGCAAGCCTCTGTTAAATCTCCAATCTACGCTACTAATAATCCCTGCGAGTTTATCATTTGCATCGCCACAAAAAATCGTAACACTACGCCTCATCTGCGGAAACTCGGAGTTTATCATGTCTTGAAGTTCTCCTGCCTTCTGAGAATCCGCTTCTATAAAATAGTAGTGATCGAACTTCTTCTCAGACGCCAGTGCACGCTTAGCGGAGCCCGCAAGATACTGCCCACCGTCGCTGGTTTCGATTTCTCCCGTCCCGGCAAAGGCGTCAATATAAATCTTTTTGAACTTCTGGTTTTGCAGTGCAATCAGGTACGCGTCCAGATATCTCGTGAAGATATTGAGCTTCTCTTCTGTCCAATTGCCACCAAATTTCTGTGACGTTGTCATATATTCCAATCACCTCATATATCTGAAACTCTGTCTCATGAAGAGAAAGAGATCACTGTTTCCTTTTTTCCTGTCTCAGGATTCACAATCTGCTCGATCTTCGCGTCAAAGAAATCCGTAAGATCACTCTTTATATCATTACGAAATCCCTCTGACGGAAAAATCGGATGGTTATCCAAAAGTTCCCACATCTCATCAAGAGGCACTTGCTTGCGGCCTTTCAGACAGCGCTGCAGATATTTCGCAATATCGATAACATGCAAACAGCTTTCATCTTCTACCTCTGTGATCTCTCCGAAAAGGTTAAATGACAACTGCCTATTCTCAACCGAATGTTTTGTAGAGGACTGAGCACCAAAAACTTTCCAAGCACTCTTCTTGTAGAGCTTAAAGCCCTCTTTGTTGCTCGTGCAGTGAATCAGATTGTAGACGAGCGAATTCTGCGTGTTATAGAACGGAAATGCCGATACATAGTATCTGCGAGCTCCTTTCAGTGAATTTATGATTTCCTCCACTCTGGCCTCATAGGCCTTCTTGTCGCTTCCGTAAGGCACCAGCTTCTCAAAGTCTTCCAGATAAGTGTTCTCATACTTTGCCTTTGTCGTTTTCTTCTTAGCGCTTGTAATCGCCCGCACCGGATCTGAAACCATGTGATTAATCATAACTTCACCCCAGTTTCGGAAAAACGGCAGAAGTGCTTCCCAGTCGATGGTCGCATCATACGGATCGTAGAGCAGGAAATAATGCAGGTGCCCGGTTCCATATAACTGCGGCCCGATAGTTCGGAGTAGCTCGTGCGCATCACTGTAGGACGTTACAATCTTAAAATTGCGCTCATCCTGTGGAAGATGCTTTTTCAACTCATCTACGCGCGCTTTATCCTTGTCATTTAAGTAAATGTGTATATTTTTCTCAGTATAGGTTCTTGATGCTTCCCTAAGTGCTTCTGAGACGCGTACTGCTGTACCTTTCACCAACTGCCCGGCATCGTCGGTGTATACACCACTGTTGCACATGCAGTCTATAAAGATCAGCCCATTGCAAGACCCAGTCAGCAGCAACTTCTGTGCCCACGATTTTATATATTCCTCAATCAACTCAAATTTCTTGATCGTATGAGGACTTGCTTTACTGATTATGCTCTTTTTCCTGCCGGACATCATATCACTCCTCAAGTAGTTTCATTATCTTTTGTAGGGATTAGCTCCATGATGTCCCCAATATCACAATTCAGCGTTTTACACACTTTCATTAGAACTTCCATGCTTACTGTCTCTCCCTTCGAGAGCTTGGTTACCGAAGCCCAGCTTATCCCGGCAGCTGCCTGCAAGTCTTTCTTCTTCATGTCTTTGTCAATCAATATTTTCCACAATTTTTTATAACTAACTCCCACGGTAGTCACCTCTCGATTTTCAAAAACGTAATTTTTGTCACTGTACTTCCACAGTATAGCACAGAGCCTTTGAAAAATCAAGAGTATTTCTTCACGTTCGCAAGAATTTTCTTTTGTTCCTATTGAAAATTCAGCGGATTTGTGTTATACTGTGCTTGTATCCTCAAATTTTGTGTCCAAGAAAGGGAGTCTGCTTGCCGTGGGAACGTATAACAACGAGATCGAGCAGTTTATATATACTGTGTGCTACCGCCCCATGTGGGAGGCAGCTTATACATACATTGCAGAGCATCCTTATGCTCTGAATTTATCTTACACCAGAATTCAGAATCCGGATTCTGCCATGCTTGAGGACATGATCCTCGAATATACAAAGAATATCCGAATAGATGAAGACAGCCTTTTGTTTGACGCGGTCGTAGGCTGCACAATAAATCTGACCGAAGATACATACAAAGGCACAGCATCGCACGAAACAAGTCAATGGCTCGTCTTTTCCTGTGTGGCGGTCGTAACCGATAAGCTCGAATCTGTTACTGTTATGAATATCTCCGGGTACACCTCTGGCCAACCTCGCAAAACGGATGGTCATGCCGTCTCGAAGAACATAGTTCCGATCTTATACAAAAAGGATTTGGATGATGAAGCCACAACTTTTCTCCAGCAATATTTCCCGGAAGCACTGGAAAAGCCAATGGCCGTCCCTATTGCTGATATTGCAAAAGATATGGGACTTGAAATTATCCAAGGCAATCGGATCACCGATGATTTCAGTGTTTTTGGAGAAATATACTTCACTGCTGGGAAGGCAACCATCTATGATCTTTTTAAGGTTTCAGAAACAACAATCGATGTAAAGCGCGGCACCATTTTGGTAGATGCCTACACCTTCTGGAAGCGGAATCTTGGGTGCGTCAAAAACACAATCGCCCATGAAGTCTATCACTGGTATAAGCACCGAATGTATGCAGCGATAAAACACGTTCTCTATGGTCAGGACTTCGTTGCATGCCGCTGTCCTTCCAATATGGCATACCCTCAGAAAGATGAGGAGTGGTCTGATATCCAACGTATGGAGTGGCAGGCAAACAATATGGCTCCTCGTATTCTCATGCCATATCGTACTTTTCGAATGAAAGTAGATGAGCTTCTACAGGCATACGATTATGAAAATAGTCCTATAAAACCAGCTATTCTCACTTCCGTTGCCGAGGAGCTGCGCGAATTCTATGGTGTGTCCCGTCAATCAGTATTGATCCGTATGATGGAAACCGGCTACAAAGACGCTGCTATCATCTACCAGTATGACGAAGAATCTCCATACCACGGATACTTAGACCAGCGTGATGCGTTCTATGCCTATCGCACCAGCAGCGAATTCCGCAACCTTGTTGATTCTGGTCTTTTCCGGTATGTGGACGGATACTTTGTTATCAACGACGAGCAATACATCGAGCGTAACAATGAAGGCAAGCCGACCCTTACTGATTATGCATGGGCAAATCTGAATGAATGCACCCTGCAATTTACATGGCAGCCCCTGCGAGCAGATGAGGCAAAAAAACACTTCCCATTCGAGCTGTTTCACCGTGAAACCGGAGAGCGCAAAGCATCAAAATATGATTCCAAGCAAAGTGCCTCCGCTGTTCAGATGTCCGAAGCGCTGCAAAAAAAGCGCGAAGAATTCGAGCGCCAGAGTGCCGCCAGAAAGATAACAGGTGTGAATAAAACCTGCTGGGAGGTCATTTTTGAGATTGTGCAATCTCGCGGACTTAGCAAATCGCATTTCTGTTCTTTGACCTGTCTCGGCGAAGAGGTGTACCGAAAGGCCGAGAAGAACATCGACACAAAGCCAAGTCTGAGAACGATTGTCGCTATAGGCAGAGGACTTGACCTTGATATCGGAACAACAGAAAAGCTGTTGCAACTTGCTGGACATGCATTTGATGAATCTGACGAGCACCAAGCATTAAAATACTGCATCACCGGTTTCTCTGGGATGTCCATTGATGATGCAAACGAGTTTCTTGAATCATACAATTATGAGCCACTCGGCTCCAAACAACGCCTGTAAGCAGACCTAATTTACCGCACTTCCGTCATGTAGGTGCGTTTTTTTTAATTTTCCCGACTCGCTGAGTCGGACTTTTTTATGCCTATATTCCTTATCATCGCCGTCTTTTCACAAAATCTGTACCCTATTCAAGAATCGTAAAAACGCCTGTTTTAAGGCATTTCTGCGACTCGTCGAGTTTTCTGGTTTTTCTCTCTCCTGACTAAAATGTAATTAGCACGTGGGAACCATCTGCGCAGGGGTGTTTCCGGTTCCACGTGACTACCGATGACAATCAAATACTGTACCGATCACCGGAAGTGAGGTGCAGCCGAAATGGAGCAATCCTTCGGTATGCCCTCACGCCTGTGGTCTGGTTTTGCATGTCTGGAGCTCTCCATTTCGGCAAAAGCCGAAGGAGGGCTTTCATTATGCAAAACAATGACAATCAGAAGACCTATTTCATCTACGTTCGCAGCACCGGCGAGAAGGTACCGGTCACCAAAGAACAGCACGACTCCTTCTATAAGGAAGCAGATCGTATCCGCCACAAAGAGCAGAATCACGGGAGGTGCATGTGCCCTTACCGCTTCATCTGGAAATGCGACGGTGACTGTATCGGATGCGAATATCACGCGGCGGGTGACATCACTTCTCTGGATCAGCCTCTCCCTGATGGCAATGGCACCCTGGGCGACTATATTCCTGACTTCAGCAAACCGATGGAAAAAGTCATCGCCGACCGCATGCTGCTGGAGCAGCTCTTGGCCAGACTGCGCGAGCTTGACCCGGAGGCCGATACCATTATCCAACTTTGGAAGGATCACCCGGAGGGCATCTCCGACCGCGCCATCGCCAGAGAACTCGGTCGCCCGCAGAAGACTTTCGCGGATCAGATGAAGAAGTATCGCACCGACCTGCGCAAGATTACCGGCGATAAGTAATACCAAGATCACGAACCACACCCTTTCCGACCATTGTCCCTTTTCAGATGGTGGTCGGAATTTTTTTATAAAACCCTCCGCTCAAATCGGCAGTTCATCTCCAGTGGAAGGTGAAGGCAAGAGAACACAGCCTTCAGAAAGCGAGGTGAACACATGATGTACCGCAGTTACGCAGACACCGGCGGCAACGTGAACGAGGAGATCAAACTCCTGAACTCCATCAGCCACGTATCCGCCAGACTGGCAAGGAATCTCTCACTCCTTGCCGCAAGCCAATCCGAGGAAGGAGGAAAAGAAAATGTCAAAGATGGCAGAAATGCACGAGACCATCGAAGAACTCAAAAGCGCTGCTGCTTCTATTAATGCCGTAGCCGACTGGCTCTACCAGCAGTTTTCCGGCGACAACAATTCTACACCGGAACCCACGAAGGCACCAGTTAAGAAGGAAACAAAACCACAACTCAAGCTGGAGGACGTAAGAGCTGTCCTTGCTGAGAAGTCCCGTGCCGGTCATACCGCAGAGATACGAGCCCTGCTTAAAAAGTACGGTGCCGCGAAGCTCTCGGAGATCGATCCGGCAAACTATGAAGCCCTGCTTCAGGACGCGGAGGTGATAGGCGATGACAGCTAAAGCACACGCGTTCCTATCCGCATCCAGCTCCGACAGGTGGCTGCACTGCCCTCCGTCAGCGAGGCTCTGCGAAGCCTATGAGGACAAAGGAAGCGACTACGCTGCAGAAGGCACCGACGCTCATGCGCTCGGTGAGTACAAGCTGAAATCCGCGCTGGGACTTCCCTCAGAAGATCCGACTGAAAGCCTCACATGGTATTCCGAAGAGATGGATGACTGCACCAGCGGCTATGCCGAATACGTGCTGGAGCAGGTCGAAGCAGCCAAGGAAACTTGTACCGATCCGGTAGTTCTTATCGAGCAGCGTGTGGACTTCTCCCGCTGGGTAGAACATGGCTTCGGTACCGCCGACTGCATCATCATCGCGGACGGCACGCTTCGGGTGATCGACTACAAGCACGGCCTTGGAGTACTGGTCTCAGCTGAGGAGAATCCGCAGATGCAGTGTTATGCCCTCGGCGCTCTTGAGCTTTTCGATGACATTTACGACATCGATCAGGTTTCCATGACCATCTATCAGCCGAGACGTCAGAATGTCAGCACTTACGAAATCAGCAAGGACGACCTGTACCGCTGGGCAGATGAAGTCTTAAAACCCACCGCAGAACTGGCCTTTGCCGGTGAAGGGAACTTCCTCTGCGGTGAATGGTGTGGCTTCTGCAAGGCTAAAAATGAGTGTCGTGCCAGAGCCGAGGCGAATCTGAAGCTCGCGCAGCACGATTTCAAGCTCCCGCCATTGCTTACGGATACCGAGATTGAAGTCATCCTCGGCAAGGTAGATGAGCTGGTCAGTTGGGCTTCCGATATCAAGGAATACGCCCTGCAACAGGCTCTCTCCGGTAAGGAATGGTCAGGCTTTAAGCTCGTCGAAGGACGCAGCAACCGCAGATACAGCAACGAGGCCGCTGTCATCGACGCGGTCGAGAAAGCAGGCTTTGACCCATATGAGAAGAAGCTGCTCGGCATTACCGCCATGCAGAAGCTCCTCGGCAAGTCTCGCTTTGATGAACTCCTGACGGCCTATATCGAAAAGCCACAGGGCAAACCCACACTTGTGCCGGATAGCGACAAGCGCTCGGCCATGAACACAGCAAAAAATGATTTTATGGAGGAAAACGACAATGAGTAAAAATGTAAAAATCAGCAATCCCATGAAGGTTATCACCGGTGCCAGCACCCGCTGGAGCTACGCAAACGTCTGGGAACCGAAGGCCATCAACGGCGGCACTCCCAAGTACAGCGTAAGCCTTATCATCCCGAAATCCGACACAAAGACCATCGCCAAGATCAAGGCTGCCATTGAAGCTGCCTACAAGGAGGGCGAGGCCAAACTCAAGGGCAACGGCAAGTCGGTACCAGCGCTTTCCGTCCTTAAGACACCTCTGCGTGACGGCGATGCAGAACGTCCGGATGACGAAGCATACAGGAATGCCTACTTCGTCAACGCCAATGCAACTTCTACTCCCGGCATTGTGGACGCAGACCTGAATCCGATTCTCACCCGCTCCGAAGTGTATAGCGGCGTGTACGGCAGAGCCAGCATTACGTTTTATGCTTTCAACTCTTCCGGCAATAAGGGAATCGCCTGCGGACTCAACAATCTGCAGAAGATCCGCGACGGCGAGCCTCTCGGCGGCAAAGCAAGCGCTGAGTCCGACTTTGCCACTGATGACGATGAAGATTTTCTTAACTAAGGAAAGGAGCGCAAAACTATGGAAAGCACAGTCATGATTTCATCCCTCCTCTGCAACATCCTGATCGGGTGCTTCTGCATCGTAGTTCTGTCTTGGGCAGTGGTCGCCATCCAGACGGTGATCAACGACTTCAAGCGTGAGAAACGCGAAGAGAAAAAAGCCGCGCAGGACGACGAATACCATATCAAACGTATGGAAGCCCTGAAATAATCCAGTATCGCAGGCGGCTTAGGAGCGTTCTTAAGCCGCTTGTTTGAATTGAGGTGAAAATCTATGCAAACACTCAGTATTGATATTGAAACCTATCCAAGTGCGGTGTTTATAAATATGCCGAGTCGCCGGATTTTGAAGTACTCCTTTTCAGCTACAGCGCCGATGGCTCCGATGTGACGGTTATTGATCTTGCACAGGGAGAACGCCTGCCGCAGAAAATCATAGAAGCCCTGACGGATAATACTGTCATCAAATGGGCTTTCAATGCAAATTTTGAACGGGTGTGTTTATCCCGGTATCTCCGTGATCTTGGAGTTAGCCTTGATCCCTTTCATGATAATCACCCTCTCTCGACCGAATGCGCGCGCTTCTTAAATCCGGAAAGCTGGCGCTGCTCTATGATATGGGCGGCCACAATGGGACTGCCGCTTTCACTGGAAGGCGTCGGTGCCGTACTCGGTCTTGAAAAGCAGAAGCTCACGGAAGGGAAAGATCTGATCAAATACTTCTCTGTGCCCTGTGCTCCGACAAAGGCAAACGGCGGTCGCATGAGAAACCACCCCTTCCATGCACCGGACAAGTGGGAAGCCTTCAAAAAATATAACATCCGTGATGTGGAAACCGAGATCGGCATTAAAGATCGTCTTGCCAAATTCCCTGTAGCGGAGGCGGTTTGGGATGAATCTCACATCGATCAGGAAATCAACGACAGAGGTGTCCGGCTCGACATGGATCTTGTAAAGGAAGCCATCGAAATGGACTCACGCTCCCGGTCAGAACTGACTGCTGCCATGAAAGATATGACAGCACTTGATAATCCAAACTCCGTCCAGCAAATGAAACAGTGGCTTTCTGACAACGGTCTCGAAACTGACAGCCTTGGGAAAAAAGTCGTGGCAGAGCTTATTAAAACCGCTCCTCCAGAGCTTCAGACCGTTCTGGATCTCAGAGAGCAGCTTGCCAAATCCTCCGTCAAAAAATACCAGACGATGGAGCGAGCGGTCTGTGATGACGGCAGGGCTCGCGGCATGTTTGCATTTTACGGAGCCAATCGTACCGGACGCTGGACAGGCAGACTTATACAATTACAAAACCTCCCTCAAAACCATCTCCCGGATCTGGCCGATGCCCGTGCTCTTGTGAAGTCCGGCAACTTCGATGCCGTGAAACTCTTATATGAAGATGTCCCGGACACCCTCTCCCAGCTGATCCGGACAGCATTCATCCCGAAGGACGGTACGCAGTTTTATGTTTCCGACTTCAGCGCCATCGAAGCAAGAGTCATTGCTTGGTATGCCGGTGAGACATGGCGTCAAAAAGTCTTTGAAACCGGAGGTGATATCTACTGCGCCAGCGCCAGTCAGATGTTCCATGTTCCGGTTGAGAAGCATGGCATTAACGGACACCTGCGCCAAAAAGGCAAAATTGCGGAACTCGCGCTCGGCTACGGCGGCTCGGTCGGTGCCTTAAAGGCAATGGGCGCTATTGAGATGGGACTTTCCGAAGATGAGCTTCCTCCGCTGGTGGATGCATGGCGGCAGACTAACCCCAACATCGTGAAATTCTGGTGGGATGTCGACCGCGCTGTTATGGAGGCTGTGAAGTATAAACATACAACCAGCAGCTATGGACTTACCTTCTCCTGCCGCTCCGGGATGCTCTTTATCACGCTGCCTTCCGGACGGAACCTCTCCTATGTAAAGCCGAAGGTCGGTACCAATAAATTCGGCGGCGAGTGTATCACTTATGAGGGAATCGGCAGCACAAAAAATGGGAACGGCTCGATTCATACGGGCCGAAATTTGTGGAAAACATCGTGCAGGCTACCTCCCGCGACATTCTTTGCTATGCTATGAAAACGCTGCGCTGCTGCTCCATCGTCATGCATATCCATGACGAACTGGTTATCGAAGCAGACCCTCGCATGTCTCTCGACGTTCTCTGTGAACAGATGAGCAGGACTCCGCAGTGGGCAAAGGGCCTGAAGCTCCGTGCAGACGGTTACGTCACGCCTTTCTACAAAAAAGATTAAAAATCGTCCGCTCAAATCAGGCGTTCATCTCCAGTGGAAATTGGAGGTGGACGCCTTTAAGTCTGCCCGGAAAGGAGGACTTTTTAGTGAGCAACGATTATCGCAACAGCGAAGGCTATCCTGACCCAACTGCAGGTGAAGCGCTCTCCCGGATTGCTGCAAATGAAAAGCAGTCCCTTCGTGCTTTCCGGCCTATCGTCTACATCTGCTCTCCGTTTTCCGGAGATGTGGAAGAAAACATAGCTAATGCCAAACGCTACAGCCGCTTTGCCGTGGACAAAGGATATATCCCTATCGCGCCGCATCTGCTATTTCCACAGTTCCTTGATGATGACAATCCGGAAGAACGTGAGCTTGGTCTTTTCTTCGGAAATGCCCTTATGAGCAAATGCGCCGAGGTCTGGGTGTTCGGTAGCCGCATCTCATCCGGTATGGAAGCAGAAATCAAACGCGCCAAGTGGAAGAACTATCACTTGCGCTATTTTACAGAAGAATGTCAGGAGGTTTAACGCTATGTATGAAATTAAAGAAAATCGCAGAGAGCTTTTCGATGGCACCAAGATTACAACCTACACCCGCGATGTGTTAAGCGCTAATGTCCTTCAGGTAGAAGCAGGAACGACCGGATACAAAGGTGGCGACACCGGTCACGGCGGACGTACCTATTTCCGCATTTCCGACGAAGGTAGCACAGATATCCATGTCACGCCTTTTATGGACAGATTTGGCTGATGGCTTTAAAGTCACCCTTGGCGGCGACTGCGAACTGGAAAACATAATCCGCGCTCTGAAATTTATCACGAAGGTGCTGGAGGAAGAATCGGAGGAGGTGTACGACTGATGTTTACCCTGTATAGCGCTGATTTCATCGGCAATCCCGGAAACTGCTCTTATCCGCATAAGACCGTTGTCATGGACGCAAACAGTATGAGAGCTGCAGTCAGTCACGACTATGTGTGCGCGGAGTACAAGAATCACTATCGCAATAGCGACAATTTCCTCTCCGCAGACTGCCTTCCCGTGGATTGTGATAATGATCATTCGGAAGATCCGAAAGACTGGATCACACCGGCAGACGTGCTGGAGGCATTTCCCGGAGTGAGCCTCGCTATCCATTACAGCCGTTTTAATCAGCGCGAGAAAAACGGTAAACCGGCGAGGCCAAAGTTCCATGTGCTTTTTCCCATTGAGCGGGTGACAGATGCCACCCTTTATAGCGATATGAAGAAACTGGTCAATTCCATCTTCCCTTATTTCGATACGAAAGCACTGGATGCTGCCCGTTTCTTCTTCGGAACGCAGGAACCGAATGTGGAACTCTATCCCAGTCGCATGAACCTCACAGAATTTTTAAACGACGACGAGTTCGATGCAGACCTGCCCGGCGGGCATGAAATGGACGTCGTAATCTCGGAAGGAAGCCGTAACGCTACCATGTCCGGTATCGTCATAAAGAAATACGGCGATACGGAAAAAGCATACCAGAGTTTTCTGGAAAAAGCCGCAACCTGCGTACCCCCTCTGGATAACAGCGAGCTAAATACCATTTGGCACAGTGCCCAGCGTTTTTATTCCAAGATCAGTCGTGAGGACGGTTATGTTCCTCCGGAAGTTTATAACGACGAGAACAGCTATAAGCCGGAGGACTTTTCCGATGTGGGACAGGCTGAAGTTCTCTCGAAGTATTTTGCAAACGAGCTGCGCTACTCACCGGCCACCCATTTTATCCGATACAGCGATCACTACTGGCAGGAAACAGAGCCCGGTGCACAGGCCGTCGCGCATGAGCTCACCCGTAGGCAGCTCGCAGAAGCCAATCGAAATATGATGGAGGCTCTGCAGAAACTCAAAAGCTGTGGTGCACAGGAAATCCTTGATAACACATCCAAGGCCAAAGCGGAACAGTTGATGAGCGATGAACAGATGGAAGTTTATCAGGAGTTCCTTGCCGCAAAGGCCTATCAAAACTTTGCCGTTCGCAGGCGCGACTCTAAGAATATTACATCTACCCTTAAGGAGACGCATCCGATGCTGGAAATCTCTCCGAGAGATCTGGACGCGGACTGCTTTCTACTCTGCACACCGGAGGCAACCTATGACCTCAGAAAAGGCATGTCCGGAGCCCGCGAACATTCTGCAGATGACTTTATTACGAAAATCACGTCCGTATCGCCCGGCAGTAAGGGAGCGCAGCTCTGGCAGGATAATCTGGATCTGATTTTTCAGAAAGATCAACAGCTGATCGACTATGTACAGATGATCTGCGGTCTTGCTTCTATCGGAAAAGTTTTTGTAGATGCGCTCATCATCGCATATGGTGATGGACGCAACGGCAAATCTACCTTCTGGAATGCCATCTCCCGTGTTCTGGGACTCTACAGTGGAAATATATCCGCAGACACCCTGACAGTCGGCTGCCGCAGGAACATCAAGCCGGAAATGGCCGAGGTCAAAGGCAAACGCCTGCTGATTGCTGCAGAAATGCAGGAAGGCGCAAGGCTCAACGACTCCACCGTCAAGCAGCTCTGCTCTACGGATGATGTGTGTGCGGAGAAAAAGTATAAAGATCCGTTCTCCTTCAAGCCCTGCCATACACTGGTGCTGTATACGAACCACCTTCCTCGCGTCTCCGCCTCTGATGACGGTATCTGGCGCAGGCTTATCGTGATCCCTTTCAATGCCAAGATTGAGGGCAAGGCCGACATCAAAAATTACGGTGAGTACCTGTATGAAAATGCCGGGGAAAGCATTCTGGCATGGATCATCGAAGGTGCCAAAAAAGTCATTGCACTGGACTACCAGATTCCCGTACCGGACTGCGTGGCAAAGGCCATCAATGAATATCGAAGCCAGAACGATTGGTTCGGACATTTTCTGGACGAGAAGTGCGATGTGGATGAGTCCTTCAAAGAGAGTTCCTCTGCACTCTATCAGGCATACCGCAACTACTCGCTGGACTGCAATGAGTATGTGCGCAGCACGGCAGACTTTTACTTTGCGCTGGAGAAAGCCGGATTTGAACGGCTGACACTGAATCGAAAGCGCTATTTCAAGGGATTAAAGATTCATGAGGTGGGCGACGCAGAGGAAGAAAAGCTGCACTTATGCAGGGCGCAGACATCACGATCATCAACCGTGAGAATCTGCAGTGGCTCATTGAAGAATCCGGCTTTTCCTTTGACTTCGACATGGTGATTATCGACGAGTTGTCCTCCTTCAAGAATCATAAATCAAAACGCTTCAAGTCGCTGATGAAAGTACGGCCACGGATTCACCGGATGATTGGCCTGACCGGCACTCCTTCTTCAAATGGTCTCATGGATTTGTGGGCAGAGTTTAAAGTGCTGGATATGGGCGAACGTCTCGGACGCTTTATTACGCAGTATCGGACAAATTGCTTCATGCCGGACAAACGAAACGGCGAGATTATCTATTCCTACAAGCCGCTGCCCTATGCAGAGGATGCCATCTATCAGAGGATCTCGGATATCACGATTTCCATGAAATCTACCGACCACCTGAAAATGCCGGAGCTGGTTTCAACAGAATATGACGTGCAGCTTTCCGAATCTGAGCGCAGCCGTTATGAAGATTTGAAGCAGGAGCTCATATTACAACTCCCCGACGGTGAAGTGACCGCAGCAAATGCCGCATCGCTTACAGGCAAGCTCGCACAGCTTGCAAACGGTGCCATTTATGCCGACACCGGGGAGGTCATTGAGTTTCACGGTAGGAAGCTGGACGCTTTGGAGGACATCATTGAGGCTTCTAATGAAAAGCCACTCCTTGTAGCCTATTGGTTCCGACATGACCTTAGCCGAATCAAGAAGCGCTTCTACGTCCGTGAGATTAAGACCAGCCGCGATATTGCCGACTGGAATGCGGGAAAGATTCCTGTAGCAGTCATCCATCCGGCCTCTGCCGGTCACGGTTTGAACCTTCAGGCCGGAGGTTCCACCCTTGTGTGGTTCGGTCTTACATGGTCTCTGGAATTATATCAACAGACAAACGCCCGTCTCTGGCGGCAAGGTCAAGAATCCGGCACCGTGGTAATCCAGCACATTATTACCAAGGGCACGATTGACGAAAGGATCGTAAAGGCGCTATCCAGGAAAGAAATGACACAGACCGCACTGATTGACGCGGTCAAGGCAGATCTTAAGGTGGTGTGATGACTGATCCATATGAAAATCTCGTGAATACCATCGTGCTGCAGACAGTGAAAGATTACCGAAATGCCCTAAAGCGCCTGAAAAAGAAGCCCAGTAATCAAGCCGCCCTATCGGATGCAATGGAGTGTGAACGTTTCTTTCGATCCAGCTGGTACGCAGCCCTAACGAACGTAGACGGCGAGTACCTTATATACAAACTACGAGAGGAGGCGAAGTCCTTATGACAGTAAAAGAATATCTCCATCAGGCCTACCGCCTTGACCAGAGAATCAAGTCCGACACGATAGAAGCACAAAACCTGCGTGAGATGGCAGGAAATGTGTCGGCCATCCAATATGATAAAGACCGCGTACAGACTTCCCGAAATACGGAAGCACCATTTGTCCGAACGCTTGAGAAGCTGTGGACACTGGAAAAGAAAATCGCCGATGAGCTGGAAAAGCTATCAGACCTTAAGAAACAGATACGAGAGGTCATTGAGGCAGTTCCTGATACCGACGAGCGCATGGTTTTGAAATACCGGTACATCCACGGTCTTACGTGGGAGCAGATCGGCATGGAGCTTTGTGCAGATGCCCGCACCATCAGGCGCTGGCATGGAAAAGCACTTCTGCATATGACGCTCCCTGATGATCCTATTGTAATTTGAAATGCGCCCGAAATGTCCTGCTTTGTCCTAAGATGCCCACCCGCCCTTTATGATAGTATATAATCAGCGAAAAGAATAAAGGAACTGCTGCACGCGCAGCACACAAGCCTTGCGGGTTTGTCCTGCAGGGCTTTCTTTATGCCCTGAAAGGAGGCACGGCTTATGCCAAGAAAACCACAACGACCGTGCCGCTATCCCGGCTGCCCACATCTTACGGACGGCGTTTATTGTGAGGAGCATGCCAAGGTTATGGAACAGCACTACGAGAAGTTCCAGCGCGGCTACTCTCCCGGCAAACGCTACGGCAGAGCTTGGAAACGAATCCGAGACAGATATGTCCACAAGCACCCGCTTTGTGAGCAGTGCTTAAAAGACGGACGCTATGTCACGGTTGAAGAAGTCCACCACATCGTGCCTCTTTCCGAGGGAGGATCGAATGACGAGTCCAACCTCATGAGTCTTTGTCGTTCGTGTCACGAGAAGATTCACCGCGAGCGTGGCGACCGGTAGGGCGGTCAAAATCTCTACGACCCTTTTGCCCGGAAAACGGCGCGGGGTCTTTTACGCAAAAATTGCAATTCAAACAGGGTATTAAACCCTGCACCATAGAAATGGAAGTGATTAACATGGCGAAAGACGGAACCTATCGCGGCGGGCGGCGTATCAAAGCTGGCTCCAAGCCAGACGCCCTCGCCGACAAAATTATGAAAGGCGCACCTGCAAAACGCATGGAGTTGCCGGACTTCACCAATGACATGACCGACTTCGATGTTGACGAAATCGGTGACGGTGTAGAGCTGGAAGGCATGGATATGCCAAGTCCGGACGACTATCTTTCTTCTCTGCAGAAGGACGGTAAGCCCCTTGGCGCAGATGAAATCTATAAGGAAACATGGCTGTGGCTCAAGGAGCGCGGCTGCGAAAGACTGGTAAACAAGCGCCTGCTTGAAAGCTATTCTGAGGCCTTTGCCCGATATATTCAGTGCTCGGAAGCGGTCAGCAAATACGGTATGCTCGGAAAGCACCCGACTACCGGCGCTGCAATTGCAAGTCCTTTTACACAGCTTTTGATGAATTTTCAGAAGCAGGCCAACCTGCTCTGGTATGAGATCTACGATATTGTGAAGCAAAACTGCACCGAGCCTTTTGAGGGCAGCCCGCAGGACAGCGTAATGGAACAGCTGCTTCGAAGCAGGAGGAATATGTAAATGAACACACAAAAATTAGAACAGGTACCCATTGATAAGCTGGTGCCCTATGCCCGAAATTCCAGGACGCATAGTAAAGAACAGATCGCACAGCTGCGCGCCTCTCTCCGGGAATTCGGCTTTGTGAGCCCTGCTGTTATTGACTCAGATTATAACATTCTCGTCGGTCACGGCCGCATCACGGCTGCCCGCGAGGAAGGTTATGAAACCGTACCCTGCGTCTTTGCTGAAAACCTGACGGAAGCACAGAAACGTGCATATATCCTTGCGGACAATCAATTGGCACTAAACGCAGGCTGGGATGAGGAAATGCTGTCGGTCGAATTATCTGACCTGCAGGATCAGTCCTTTGACCTCTCGCTCCTCGGCTTTGATGCCGGTGAGCTGGATAAGCTGCTCGGCACAGGGAATGAAAAAAATATCGCTGATGATGACTTTGACCTCACTGCTGCTCTTGAGAAAGCTTCCTTCGTGGAGCTCGGCGACATCTGGACGGTCGGCAAGCATAAAGTCATGTGTGGAGATGCCACCTCGCCAGAAGATGTGGAGAAACTCATGGACGGCAAGAAAGCAAATCTTGTTCTGACCGATCCACCCTACGGCGTATCCTTTAAAGCCTCAGACGGCCTTGCGATCCAAAACGACTCTCTCAAGGGCGAGGAATTTTATAATTTCCTGCTGGCTGCTTTTAAGAACATGGCTGAGCACCTCGAAAAAGGTGGAGCTGCTTACTGCTTCCATGCAGATACTGAAGGGCTCACTTTCAGAAAAGCATTCATCGACGCAGGTTTCCATCTCGCTGGTGTATGCATCTGGGTAAAGAACAGTCTCGTACTCGGTCGCTCCGATTACCAATGGCAGCATGAGCCTGTGCTCTACGGTTTCTTACAAAACGGCAAACACCCGTGGTACTCCGACCGCAAGCAAACCACCATCTGGAACTACGATAAGCCAAAGCGCAATAAGGATCACCCGACCTCAAAGCCACTCGACCTTCTGTGCTATCCTATTCAGAACTCCACTCAGGAGAATTCTGTCGTTATTATACCTTCGGCGGCTCCGGCTCCACACTGATGGCCTGCGAGCAGCTGAACCGTATCTGCTACATGATGGAGCTTGATCCAAAATACGCCTCTGTCATCCTTCGCCGCTATGTGGAGAATACCGGCGATACGGAAAATGTGTATGTAATAAGAAACAGCGAAAAGATCCTTTATTCAGCTCTGGCAAAGGAAGTCGAGACATCTCCTACGGCAAGTGTATAGTACACAATTTCCGCTCGAATTCTTTGGCGATTTTCTACCTCAGAAAATGCTAGAAATCGCTTGATAAATAAGGCTTTCAGAGTGATTATATAACAGCCGCAAGGCACAGTCTAAAACGTTAATTCCATAAAGGAGGAACACACTCATGAAAGCAAATTACAACGTAATTGGAAACGACAGGAAGGCATTGGTTGCAGCCATCGAAAATCTCACCGGCGACAAGGCAGTCTACATGCGAATGCCAACCTGCGCCTACCAGATTGGCGACATCACGGTCGACAAAGAAGGCGGTGTAACCTGTGATGACGCAGACAAGTTGGAACGCCTCATCCACAACCTGATCGCGGACGGCTTCACACCGGAGGATACCGAGGAAGACGAAAGCGACGACAAAGCCATCGGCCTCACAATCAGCCTCCCACTCGACAAGGTGGCGGTCGGAAACCTTACCAACCTCCTCACCGCCAAGGAGCACCTCATCAAGAAGGCACTCGGCATTGACGACCTTGACATTGAGGTGTCAGAGGATACGGTCAGCTTCCCTTGGTTCACAGAGATGCCGGAGCCAGAAACGGTCAAAGCCTACACTCACTTCATTAACGCCCTTGGCAAAATGAGCCGAGATTTGAAACGTATCAGCGCCAATGAAAAGGAAGTAGCCAATGAAAAGTACGCATTCCGCTGTTTCCTCCTGCGACTTGGTTTCATCGGAAACGAATATAAGGCAGAGCGCAAGATTCTCCTTAAAAACCTCTCCGGCAACTCAAGCTGGAAAAACGGCGCACCCAAAAAGGGGGTGGCGGCATGCGAATGATCACGAAAGAGCAGCTTGCAGCGCTCCGCTCTCGATATCCGGCAGGCACTCGTGTGGAACTTCTACAGATGGACGATGTACAGGCTCCTCCCATCGGCACCAAGGGAACCGTCACAGGAGTCGACGATACCGGGAGTCTCATAGTGAATTGGGACAACGGTTCCGGCCTGAGTGTCATCTACGGCATTGATCGTATACGGAAGGTAGTGAGCTGATATGGATGAAAAGGTACGATTTATGCCTCAGAATTTCACGCAAAATTGTCACATATATTTCGATAAATAGCTTGCTATTACAAGCGTTTAGAGTGATATATGTACATACCAAAAGGGAAAACAACCACAAGGAGGAAACACCATGAAGTACACAATCGAAGCCATAGAAAACGCGAAACCAGGAATGCGCTGGGAAGAGAGCGGATGTCAGTGGACACTGGGACAGGCCTACCTTTACAGCAAGGAAGCTGGAAATGACCTGCCGAACTTCGCTGACGTCATCTGGGATTACGACATCGAAGCGATCCTTGCAGATTGCCGGAAGCTCGGAATAAAAGAATTCACCATCAGCTCCACCTTCAGCAGCTTGATCGAAACCATTGCTAAATTCGAGGAGCTCGGCTGCACGCTGGACGGAATTGTAAAGGTCAAGGAGCGCTACACCCACTTCGGAAGCGACGAGCACGCCCTCATCCCAGCCTTCAAGATGACGGTAAAGGAGGCATAAGAAAATGTGGAGCGAAGGAGTTATCGGCATCCCGGGGGCCAAGGACAAGGAAAAATACACCAAGTGTCACTACTGGGTAAAGCACCATGATGAGCCGAGCGAGACCTACGGTATAAACGGCGGCAGGATCAGCAAGCTCATGATCAAGATTGACGATGAGACCGTTTGTAACTACGACAAAGGCTGGGATATTCATCCCACCTGCAACGAAGCAGAGATGGCTCTTTGCATCCTGCTTGAAAACTACAACTAAGCATAAAACCCTGAATATGAATATTCCGGGAGACTGAGCCAAGAGGCTCTTTCTCTCGTACCAATACCGGATCGCTATGGCGATCTTTTATTTTGCTCTGAAAGGAGGCGCCATCATGCCAATGCGAAAACTGAAAAACTATAAACCGACCCGCTTCATGGCAGAGACTTCGCATTACAGTAAGAAAATGGCGGACTTCGCAGTGATGTTCATCGAGCAGCTTACCCACACCAAGGGAACATGGGCAGGAAAGCCCTTCGAGCTGATCGACTGGCAGGAACGAATCATCCGCGACCTGTTCGGTGTCCTGAAGCCGAATGGTTACCGGCAGTTCAATACGGCCTACATCGAAATTCCAAAGAAGATGGGAAAGTCAGAGCTGGCCGCTGCTGTCGCCCTACTCCTTTGCTGCGGTGACGGTGAGGAACGCGCCGAGGTCTATGGATGCGCTGCTGATAGGCAGCAGGCCACCATCGTTTTTGATGTCGCTGCGGATATGGTGAAAATGTGTCCGGCGCTGAATCGACGCGTCAAAATACTGACCTCTCAAAAACGCATTATCTACGAGCCAACAAACAGCTTCTATCAGGTGCTCTCAGCTGAAGCCTACAGTAAGCATGGCTTTAATATACACGGTGTGGTATTCGATGAGCTGCACACACAGCCGAATCGGAAACTCTTTGATGTAATGACTAAGGGCTCCGGTGATGCCAGAATGCAGCCGTTGTATTTCCTGATTACCACTGCCGGAAATGATACAAACACCATTTGTTATGAAGTCCACCAGAAAGCACAGGACATACTCGACGGCAGGAAGGTCGATCCAACCTTCTATCCGGTCATTTACGGTGCGGAACCTGATGAGGATTGGACTGATCCGAAGGTGTGGAAAAAGGCCAATCCTTCTCTCGGTATCACGGTCGGCATTGACAAAGTGGAGGCTGCCTGTGAATCCGCGAAACAGAATCCCGGCGAGGAGAACGCTTTCCGGCAGCTTAGGCTAAACCAGTGGGTAAAGCAGTCTGTCCGCTGGATGCCGATGGACAAGTGGGACGCCTGTGCGTTTCCGGTCTCCGAAGACGATCTGGAAGGACGCATCTGCTACGGCGGGCTGGACTTGTCTTCTACCACGGATATTACGGCCTTCGTGCTGGTGTTTCCGCCGCTGGATGAGGAGGATAAATACTACATCCTGCCTTATTTCTGGATACCGGAAGATACACTTGACCTGCGTGTGTACAGAGATCATGTTCCCTATGACCTGTGGGAACGGCAAGGTGCGCTGATGACTACTGAGGGCAATGTAGTTACGGCTACATTGAGAAATTCATCAAGCAGTTGGGCGAGCGGGTCAATATTCGGGAGATCGCCTTTGACCGCTGGGGCGCTGTGCAGATGGTACAGAACCTGGAAGGCATGGGATTCACAGTCGTTCCCTTCGGGCAGGGCTTTAAGGATATGTCTCCGCCGACCAAGGAACTGATGAAGCTGGTACTGGAACAGAAAATCGCCCACGGCGGCCACCCGGTGATGCGGTGGATGATGGATAACATCTTCATCCGTACCGATCCGGCGGGTAATATCAAAGCGGACAAGGAAAAATCTACAGAAAAAATAGATGGAGCAATCGCCACCATTATGGGGCTTGATCGTGCAATTCGTTGTGGGAACGATTCAGGCGCTTCGGTTTATGACAGCCGTGGTCTGTTGTTTATCTGACAGTGCATTTTTTGTCGAAAACAGAAAGTTTATGCTGTTAATAGAACAAATTTGATTTTTTCTAAAATTTGTGCTATAATAGGAACGACAGGAGGAATGCGCCATGATAGAATCACATGAACTCAAGAACCGGGATCGATACTTGAAAAAACTCATCGGTTTTCAGGACACGGAACCGGTAAAGGTCATCACCGGTATCCGCCGCTGCGGCAAATCCAGCCTACTGAAGCTGATGATTCAGCATTTACGGGAAACCGGCATAGGGCAGGAACAGATCGTGGAGATGAACTTTGAATCCCACGATTTTCGGAGCATGACCTCGGATGAGGTGTACCACTATGTCAAGGAGCGAGCCGTTCCGGGCAAGCGGATGTACCTCTTCTTTGACGAGCTGCAGCGAATCGATGCCTGGGAAGATGCGGTCAACTCCTTCCGGGTGGATCTGGACTGCGACATCTACATTACCGGCTCCAACGCCTACCTGCTGTCCTCCGAGTATTCCACCTATCTCTCCGGTCGGTGCGTGGAGATTAAAATGTTGCCGCTCTCTTTCCGAGAGTTCCTGGACTTCCACAACTTTGAAGTTCGGGAAACCATCAGCGCCTTGGGCGGAACTCACCGGCAAGTGTTTGATAAAAACGGCGAACGCTATGACCTGCGGGAAGTATTTGACGCCTATATGCGTTTTGGCGGGATGCCTGGGATCGCGGATATCGGACTGGATCAGGAAAAAGCCCTGAGCCTTCTGGAAGGCATTTACTCCACCGTGGTGGTGCGGGATATCCTGGAGCGGGAAAAACGACGCGGCCAGCGACAGATCACCGACTCTGCGCTTCTGCGTAAGATCGTCCTGTTCCTTGCGGACAACATTGGCAGCAGCGTTTCAGTTTCCTCTATTGGCAACACGCTGATGAACGAAGGACTCCTGGAGGATGGTAAACGCAGAGGAACCCCCAGCACCCACACGGTGCAGGCCTATATCGCCGCACTGTTGGAAAGCTACTTCTTTTATGAAATCAAGCGGTTTGACATCAAGGGCAAGGAATACCTGCGCACCCTGGGCAAGTACTATATCGTGGACATCGGGCTTCGGAACTTCTTGCTGGGATTCCGCAACCGGGACAGCGGACACGCCATTGAGAATGTGGTCTACTTCGAACTGCTCCGCCGGGGCTATGATGTGGCCATTGGGAAGATCGACAATCAGGAAGTGGATTTCATCGCCACCACGGCTGACGACAAACTCTATATTCAGGTGACGGAATCCATGCAGAGCGAGGATGTCCGCAAACGGGAGCTTGCCCCATTGCAAAAGATCCGGGATAATTACGAAAAGATCGTGCTGTCCCTTGAGCCGGGGCTAGACGTCTCTTATGACGGTATCAAGTCCTTGAACCTTGTGGATTGGCTGCTGGACGGCTGATCGCCAGAAAAAACAACAATTCTATTTTCGAAGAGCATCGGGCTTTTCCGTTCCAGGGATAAGCCCCAGAACCGTACTACAGGCAGTGCCTACAGCTTTTTCTTTGGAGGAAGCTCTTCGGGCAAGCGTGTCAATGAACGTTCCGCGATGCAGATGACGGCGGTGTATTCCTGCGTCCGTATTCTGGCGGAGGCTGTGGCGGGATTGCCACTCCACCTCTACCGCTATAAGGAGGACGGCGGCAAGGAGAAAGCCCTTGACCATCCGCTGTATCTTTTGCTCCATGATGAGCCGAACCCGGAGATGAGTTCCTTCGTGTCTAGGGAGACGCTCATGACGCACCTTCTCCTATGGGGGAATGCCTATGCGCAAATCATCCGGAACGGACGCGGTGAAGTGATGGCGCTCTATCCCCTGATGCCTGACCGGATGGCGGTGGACAGGGATGATAAGGGGCAGCTTTATTACGAATACACTACCAGTGCAGACGATGCGCCGATTTCTAAAGGCAGCATTGTCCGGCTGAAGCCTTCGGATGTGCTACATATCCCAGGCCTTGGCTTTGACGGGCTGGTGGGCTACTCCCCCATTGCGATGGCAAAGAACGCAATCGGCCTTGCCATTGCCACAGAGGAATACGGCTCCAAATTTTTTGCAAATGGCGCGCAGCCAAGCGGTGTGCTGGAGCATCCGGGAACCATCAAGGACCCGCAGAGGGTGCGGGATTCCTGGATGAGTCAGTTCGGGGGCTCGGCAAACAGCAACAAGATCGCTGTGCTTGAGGAGGGGCTGAAATACACGCCCATCTCCATCTCGCCGGAGCAGGCGCAGTTCCTGGAAACAAGGAAGTTCCAGATCAATGAGATCGCAAGGATCTTCCGGGTGCCGCCCCACATGGTCGGTGACCTGGAGAAATCCAGCTTCTCCAACATTGAGCAGCAGTCCCTGGAGTTTGTGAAATACACCCTGGAACCCTGGCTGGTGCGCTGGGAGCAGTCCATCCAAAGGACCCTGTTTTCTGCGGATGAGAAAAAGCGGTATTTTGTCCGCTTCAACGTGGAAGGGCTCCTGCGGGGCGATTATGCAAGCCGCATGAACGGCTACGCTGTGGGCAGGCAGAACGGCTGGATGAGCGCCAACGATATTCGGGAGTTGGAAAACCTGGACCGCATCCCGGCGGAGGAAGGCGGCGATTTGTACCTGATCAATGGAAATATGACAAAGCTGAAGGACGCAGGAATCTTTGCGGCGTCCGGGGCTGGAAAGGAGGAAGGAACCGATGAAGAAGTTCTGGAAGTGGAAGAACAGAACGGTGACGGACCAGGAGAATCAGACGAAAACAGTGGGGAGAACGCTGTTCTTAAACGGCACAATCGCCGAGGAGAGCTGGTTTGATGATGATATCACGCCGGCTCTTTTTAAAGAGGAACTGATGGCAGGATCCGGCAATATCACCGTCTGGATCAATTCACCCGGTGGGGACTGCGTGGCGGCAGCCCAGATCTATAACATGCTGATGGATTATCCCCATGACGTGACGGTCAAGATTGACGGCATTGCGGCAAGCGCTGCTTCTGTCATTGCGATGGCAGGCACAAAGGTGCTGATCTCCCCGGTGGGGATGATGATGGTGCATAACCCGGCTACGGTTGCATGGGGAGATTCCGCTGAGATGCAGAAGGCCATTGAGATGTTATCCAGTGTAAAAGACTCCATCATCAATGCCTATGAGATCAAGACGGGGTTGTCTCGTGCAAAGCTCTCCCATCTCATGGATGCGGAAACCTGGATGGATGCCCATAAGGCGGTGGAGCTTGGATTTGCCGATGGGATTCTGGGAAGGACAGAACTGCCAGAGGACATGGAGCCGCCAGCGGTCACCATGCTTTATTCTAAAGCCGCCGTGGTCAACTCCCTCATGGATAAGATCGCGGCGAAATGCAAAACGAAACCGAAAACCGAACCGGAAGGCCGCAGCGTAGACAGCCTCTACGAGCGGCTTGATTTATTAAGATTTTAAGGAGGACATGGCTATGACGATTTTAGAAATGAGAGAAAAAAGGGCAAAGGCATGGGAAGCGGCGAAGGCATTCCTGGATTCCCACAGGACTGATAAGGGTGTGCTGTCCGCTGAGGATGACGCCACCTATTCCCGCATGGAGCAGGAAATCTCCGACCTTGGGAAGGAAATCTCCCGTATGGAGCGTCTACAAGGTACAGGTCGGCGCGTACAGTGTCAAGGCCAACGCAGAGGCAATGATGAGAAAGGTCAAGGCAGCCGGGTTTGACGCTTTCATTACGACTGCATCCGGGTCAGCTGTATCTTCCTCTAATGCTAAGTCCATTGACACGCTTTATATCTCCCGTGAAGTGCAGTCCCGGTTAAGTCATACATCTTTGATAAATCAGCTCCACCATACCAGTTAATCGGCAGCTTTGCCAGTTCCTCCAATGTCCAGTTGTATTTCTCATCCGAAGCCCGCACGACCGCCATATCGAAATAGGCGTCCATGGCACTGGTAAATACGTTCAGGGATTTCGCAAAGTAATCTTTGCGAAGCTGCGGATTGTCCCGCGCCTGTCTGGCTTCTTCCATCAACTCTTCCGGCTGAACGGATTCTCCGTAAGCCGGATTTGCCATCTCCTGGGATTTCGGATCCATAAAGTCGATATATTCTTTTCCTTCCTCTGTTTTTACTGGGTCAGCTTCACAGATGAAGAAAAAATACTGTTCATTCTCTACCTGCTTATCAAGGACACGCTTCCCATATGCAACCTGCTGCGCTAAAAAACTGTTTGGATCATCACCTGCTGTTGAAATCCCGATCATCAATTTATTCCGGTAGGCCTTCATTGCCTCTTTAAACAGTGTGTACTGCTTGGGCTTTTTGAAGGCGTGGATCTCATCCGCAATAGCAATATTGCAGTTAAAGGAATCCTGTGCGTCCGGGTTTGCCGCCAGGGCATTTAATTCAATCAATCCTCCGCTAATCTCAGCTTTTAAAGAATGTTCATTGTTGTTGTCGATAATATGAAAATGTCCGCCGTCTTCATCCCATTCCCCCATTCTTATTATGTTGTATTTTACAAAGTTGTACGTCTCCAATGTCTGCTTCAGCGCCGCTGCCACAACATAGATTTTAGTCCCTGATAATCGATACAAAAGCCCTAGGGCGTATGCAAGTGCACCGGCAAAACTAGTTTTTACATTTTTTCTGGGTATAAAAACAAGACACTCATGGAATCGTTTGATTCTGGTGTCTTTCATGTAAAATCCAAGAATATTATATATAATGAATTTATGGAAATCCATCAACAGGAACGGTCTTCCGCGCAATGGCACACCGTCCTTGTCTTCTCCCTGTTGGTGGCAAATGGTGTTTTCGATGATTCGGATAACAAATTCCGCATCTTTCGGATCAAAGTCGTATCTCCCACTCTCATAATCTTCCAAAAATCTTTGGCATGCCTTTATCCGGTATTTGTTCGCCACCCGTTTCCCGGATATACAGTCCTCAGCATACTGAAAAACAGTATCCCAATTTTTATACTTATTCACTCATCCGCTCCAGTGCCGCATCCAAAGCACTTGTTTTCTTTTCTTCCAGGCCTTTGGCTTTTATTTGCCTAAGCCCCTTCGGAGTCAGCCCGAAAGTATTTTCCATGTCTATGAGCTCTTTCCGCAGGTTTTCCATCGCCATGTAAAGAGCCGTCTTCCTTAAATTGGTGGCGCCATTTTTGTTTGTATACTTCTCCGTTATCTTACAGCCATCTTCATACCACTTATCACTCAAAATTTCATATTGGATTGCAAGCTCTGCGTATCTCCTTACGGAGGCTTCAAATTTCTTTCGGAATGTGCCGAGAACTCGCATATTTTCTACTGTTTTGTTAAACAAACGTGTGATTTTTGTCTTTCTATTCTTTGCACTTTCCATTCTTTTTCCCCCTTTCCTGTATTTTACATAGAGTTGGAAGATGCTACCCCCGTCCAGTAGATGCTTCTAAATTCCTTCCCGAGCAGGCAGGGGGCTTCATATTCTCCTTTTTCAGAGGTAGCACTTGCATTTTTCAGCCATTCATTCCTTTCTAATGTTTTTCGGAGCATTTTTATTTCTTTTGTTAATTCGCCGATGCTTTTACATATCATTTTTACTTCTGTACTTACCACGTTCTCGCCTCCAATTCACTCCTGGTTCTGTTCTTCTTTGTAAGTCCTTTCCTAACTCTGTCAGTTTTCCTGTCTTTCTGTCTTCCAATTTGTTATGGGTTGCTCTGCTTACACTTATCTGGTTCCAGTCTTCCCAGGCATATTCTGGATACTCTTACGCCGGATAGATATGATGTACAACTGCTGCCTCTTCTACCCTTCCGTATCTCTTAGCTATCTGGCACCTATACCCATCCAGTCGTAGTATCTTCTCTCTTTTCTTTTTCCATTTGGTTCCGTAATAATTAAACATCATCCACACAAAAAGCGCCTGATTTCTCAGACGCCTTTTCCTATTCCTTATTCTGTTCTATGAAGTCCTTCATCATCTTAGTAAGCTGAGTCCCCATTGCCACGCCTGCCTTTTTACAGGCTTCCTGAAACTCCTCCGCTACCTTTTTATTCACCTTATAGGTTTTGGAAATCATCCCTGCTTTTGCATCCCACTTATCTTGTGGCCTTTTTCTTTTTTCTTCCATTCTTACACCAACCTTTTTATTTCTTTTATTATTTCAGGTATCGTTTCCACTGATAAGTATATCCCTGCACACATAAGAAGAATAGCAGAATACATACTCTTATTTCCTATAAAAATAATCCACGCCGCAATGATAAATATTTCTTTGAATTTTAGGCTTTTCATTTTTTTCTAGATGAGTTATACTTTTATTAAGGAATCGGGGCTTTCGCCCCTATCCTTTACTTGAGAGCCTGTATAAAACTTGCAAGTCCTGTTAGAAACGTTCCTAGCGCAATTAACAGTTCTATAATAAGTTTTATCAGGTTCTTTTTCTTTTGTTTCTTTTTACTCATCTGTTTCTCACCTCCTTATGTATATATAATATCATATACGTGTACGTATGTCAATAGATAATCAGAAAGTTTTTTATAAATTTTTATAATATATATAGTAGTATAGTATGCAATCGTAACCGTAGAAACCGTAACCGCCAGTAAAATCAAGGGGGTTCACCCATTTTAACCGTAGACTGAACCGTAGACTGAACCGTAGTTTAATAAAAAAATCCCCAACTGTTGCAGCAGTCAGGGATTCAGTAACTTTAATTAAGCCGGACTGATGATACGATCAGTGAAAACTAAAAAAAAGCTATGCATATTGATTATATCATTTCAGTCCTGCATTTACAAGAAAAGAAAGGACTGATTTTATGGCAGAAGGTGTAAGAAAAAGAGGAAAAACATGGTCATATTATTTTGACACAGCAAGAATCAATGGTGAACGTCACAAAATTGAAAAAGGTGGTTTCCGTACACAAAAGGAAGCACTGGATGCAAGGGCAGCCGCCATTGCTGAATACAACAATACCGGACGTGCCTTTTCTCCCAAAGATATAAGCGTTGCGGATTATCTTGACTATTGGTTAGAAACCGCAATCAAAAAGAATATTGACCACGGCTATTCTTATGAAACATGGCGAGACTATGAGTCCAAAATTAGGCTTCACCTAAAACCCACTTTTGGTATATATCGGTTAAGCAGTTTTCAGTATGCATCTGATAAAGTTCAGGAATGGGTAAACAATATGAAACTAAAGGGATTTTCCAAAAGTATGATTAAGAATACCCTGACCTGCTTACAGGGCGCATTGAATTATGCTATCTTGCCACTAAAATATATTCAAGCGAACCCCTGTATACCAGTAAAAATTGGCAAAATGCCCATTGACGTAAACGCAAAAGAAAAGATCGAGTATGTTTGCCCTAAAGAAGAATTTGAAAGAATATTAGCCCGTTTCCCGGAAGACAATTATTTTCATATGTCCCTGCTTTTACCTTATTATTCCGGTACACGCATAGGGGAAACGTTTGCCATTGACTTGAATGAAGATGTGGACTTTTCTAAACATGAACTACATATTAATGGACAGATGCGGAAAAGGGATAAAACATGGTTCATCAAACCACCTAAATATGAATCATACCGGACAATTAAAATAGGTAATACGTTGGAACAGGCGTTGAAGCACACCATAAAGCAAAGAAAAATCAATCGTTTGAAATACGGTCAATTCTACTTAAAGACTTATCTGCTACCGGATCAGTCTATTGTCCAAGTCCGGGCTGATGTGAATGTAGTACATAAAGAGATCATGCCCTTATGTGTAAAAGAAAACGGGGAATTGGTCACGCCGGACTCCTTCAAGTATTGTGCAAGAGTTATTCATTATGAACTGGGAAATGTTCTTTTCCACTCCCATAGCCTCAGACACACTCACGGAACAATACTTGCTGAAAAGGGTGTAAACCCTAAAACAGTTATGGAGCGATTAGGGCATAAAAATATCGAAACCACCTTGCAAACCTATACATTCAATACCAAAGTCATGCAGCAGACCGCTGTTGACGTATTTGAAAAAGCTATGTAA